AGTCGGTTTAGTTTGAACATAGATATATCCTGAACTTGGAAAAGCAGAAGAATCTGTTAAAGTTAAAGATGTAGCTGTTGCCGTAACGGCTCCATTCAAAGTGTTTTCTAATTCTAAAGTAGCAATAGGAACTCCTCCCACAGTATGGTGTACATCTCTAAATCTTACTGCATCTCCAGTTTTAAAATTATGATTAGGTTGAGTCACTGTAACTGTAGTACTCACCGTTGTTGTAAAAGGATTGTTAGGTAAAATAGTAGGTGTAGGAAAAGCTGTTCGTGCAGGTCTTACCTTACTCAGCGACATAGAATCCGCGCTTAAAGTTTTAGGTCTTAATTGAGGTTGTTTAGGTTCGTATTCAGACATATGAACAAAGGCTCCTGTCCATTCGGTTACCATTTCCCTCCAGGGAAATTGTAAACCTGATCGATCTGAGATAGCTAGTGCGTGTTTTCCTGTTGCATATTTTGGCATTAGATATTTGGATAGTAAGCTTTAGGTGTTATATAAGTACTCGCTGCTGATCCGTCCTCCTGTAAAGCTCTAGCCAATTCATCTTCGTATAATAATTTAAAAGGTTGTGTTTTTTCCATTCTAAATTTTTGTGACAAGTAATAAGCAAGTCCTGAAACCATACAAGGGATAAAACGATAAGGAACATCGGTTGCATTAGAATACGTTCCTGCATCTTGAATTCTTTTAACAAAAAAGATATGTAAATTTTTAGCTGCGTTGCTGGCATCGGGAGTTGGATAAATAGTCATCGTCACTCTATCGATAAATCTTTGAACCCAATAATTGCTAGGAGTGCCTTCTGATTCTTTATTAGCATATCCTGAATAAGTAGAACGATCGACTTTACCCAAAGCTGCATCCGATTGAGTATTCCCTGCCATGTTCGTTCGTAATGAACATTGTTCAATATCCGAGAAACCTGGAACATAATTGGTAACCACTGCACCATCTGAATGTGTTGCTGCTGTTGTAGAATGAGCGCCCCGAGTTACTCCAGTTAATTCTAAACCACTAAATCCAACATAGGTTATATCTTCAGTACCAATTCTAATCGTACCTTGATTATTCATTCCTGTAATAGAATCCATAGTGATTCCACTTGTAACGCTGGTGGTAGCAATAGCTCCATCCAAAGTGGTATTAAGTCCGTTAGATTTTTGTAAAGCTGCCGCCCCAGTCGTGGGCATGTCGGAAGGGTATCTATAAAAATTAAATTCTTTTTCTCCTTGGGTCAAAGTAAGATTTAAAGTTCCTACTTCCCAATAATGCAATCCTCGATTTCCCCATTCTTGAAAAAGAATGTTGAGTGATCGTCTTGCCGCTCTTAATTGATAGCCTGAAACATTAGGAAAACCTACTCGTTCAAAAGCTTCTTCAATAATATCGGCAATTGTAAAAGTTTTCCCAAATGTGTAACTATCGGAAGTCGTGTTAGGCACTGTTTACCTCCTAACCGTAAAAGAATGTTACGTCTGCAATAGTTGTTAAAGAACAAGTCGGCTTTGTAGCACATCTTAAACCCGTACCTGGGAATATTACGCTATATACAAAAGGTGCTGACGATCCATCAGGTGTTCCAAAAATACCAAGGGACGTTCCATTATCTTCTATATCAATAGTGCCCGCTCCTGCTGTGCAATTTGCAGAGAACCCTAAAATTCTTGCAGGTCCTGCAAAAATAACTTGGTTACCCACGGTACTGGTTACTCGTGTTATTTTTATATCTACTGGATATGTACTCATAATTTAATCTCCTTAGTCGTGAGCTCCCGAAGGAGCTCACATTTTATTTATTAAACCGCTGCGCTAAAACAAGTAGCTGGTGTTCCAGTACATCCCGTATGGACGGAAACCGACCATAGACCTGTACCAAGCACTGTGCAAACTATTTTTGCATAAGTTACACCACCTGTATCAGTACCATTTAATGTGATAGTGTCTGATGCTGCAACTGTTTCAAATCCAACAACATTGTCAGATGTGTCATCAATATAGAATGCTCCTCCACTCATAACGTCAGTTGAATTCGCAACCTGGACAATTAAACTTCCAGTTTTCGTAATTGAATTGATAATAGTAAAAGTTGCACCAACATTACTTAGGTTATCTAAGCTTGGTCCTGGTCCTGAAATACCAGAATCAGCAGTTGCATTAACTGCTGGTAACGTATAAGTCACTGCTCCAGCCGCATCATTGTGTACAATTCTACCCGCATGGGTAGCAACTGTTAATGCTACAGTAGAGTCAGCGTCTATAACGTTAGCTGGACCTGTATTGTAAAATCCTTTTTTGGATATTACTGGTCCTTGAAACGTCGTATTTGCCATAATTATAATCCTCCTAGTTTATGTAGATCTAGTCTCTAGGCCGTCGACTATACGCGTCTAGATCTAATTAATAATTGTATAGTGAATAAAATATATATGAAATTTGAGTAGAGTGCAAGAGATCCCTGCATAAAAGTACGATTTCAGCGATGTGGCGTTTATCTAAGTTGCCACAGAAACTTGGGCAGCTGAATCACTGATTTTGTTTTCTCTATCAGCAACTTTAAATTCTTCAGCTTTGATCTGAGTGATGATACTTCTAATTTTCTCATCAATATCGACCATATTAAGAGTATATTTTCCGTGTTGATTATACTCATACTGCCACCCTAACTCCAAGGACCTCTTTTGTTTGTACAGGTCTTCGGTCATTACTAACCTCCTCATAGGTTATTCTACGGGGCATGTCTTTAAACATTCCCGCTGATTCCCACTTTATACTCTTATCTCCTAATTTGTCAAGGATAGATTGTTCAATAGATTTACTATTATCTTCCGCTAAAACTGTAAATTTAGCGTGATAATCGTAAGCCCATATCTGTACTAGGAAATTTTTCATATTCACCCTTATAAATAAAAAAGGGGCCGTTTTAAGGCGGCCCCTTAGTTTGTTAATTATTACGCACCTTCAACACCGTAGATACCTCTAGGGTCGGATACTCCAAACGAGTATCTTTCTCTAGCTTTGTATCTTACGTTACCTGTTGAGAAATCGCCTTCCATTTTAGTTTGGATAGGTAATCTTTCAAAGTACTTCATACCATTAGGCACGTCAGTGTTAATGTACCAAGAATCAGTATCTGTTAGATAGTGATTTACTCTGTATCCTTCAGGGATCATTCCCATGTTCTTAAGAGCATTGATATCATTATCAGCTGTACCAACTCTACCTTGAGATTTTAATAATCTCTCAGCATTGAATTGGTTTTCAGAAGGAACGATCATTTTCATTCCTCTAGCTGCGATTTTAAGACCTCTTTCATCAGTTAGTGCAGCAATGTCGATCAATGCTTGCTCTAACGATGTTTCGTTAAGGTCTGCTTGTGTAGTTAGTGTGTTTGAAAAAGTTCCAGCGATCGTTGGATGTGCTGTATTGAACAAAGATACTGCATCACCAGAATCAAAGCCGTCAGTTGTTGGCAACCCTTGATTTAGTGGATTAGCAGCTTTGATCTGTTTAGCATTTGCCATTGATCTCGCTAGCGCTTTTGTATAACGAGACGATAGTCTGTCATACAGGTTATCTTCCATTGCTTCTTCAGTTTAAGCGAATGCAAGAGCCACTGTTTCGTTAGTGTATCTTGCAGTGAATGTTTCTTGTGCGTTGTCATATGCAACAGCCGAACCCTCAGGTTTGACATATGCATTAGCAAAGCCAGATAACATTACTTCTTCTTCAAAAGCTCTGTCAGATGATTCAGTAACATAAATTTCTTTATGCTCCTGGTCGTATCTTTTATACTCGAGTCCGAACAAGGCGTTTAAACCTGGCTCAAGCTCTTTTACGAGTTGTTGTCTTGATATTGCCATAATTTATTCTCCTTAAATTCCATCGTAGTTATGCCCAAACAAATGCTGATCAATCATCACACGCCAATTTACATTAGCGGCTGTTAAGTCAGAATTTGCCGGATCACGAGATACGCCTATGATTTTCAACACAGCGGCAGTAGCATTAATTGTGCTATCACCTAATTCCATGCTGGAAACCCCGTTTGTAGTACTACCACCAGTTGGTGATGATAAATCCGCACACATGAAAACATCAGTTTGAGCTGATGCACCTGTGTTGTCTGATTGAATTTCAAACAATTGTTGTGGATTATCATAAACAAAAGCTTCAATCGCACCACTTGAAGGTGGTGTAATTCCGCCAGGATAATAGTTCTTATACGTAGGTTTCAATGTTGTTGGATCAATATAGAATGTTCCCCAGAACGCTCCCACATTTGTAGTACTAGCAGCAGCAGATATATCAACATATCCAGTTGCTACACCTATTGCCATAGATCCTTGATACAAAAGACTTGCATCACCAGGTAATATCTTGTGTGAACTCATTCCAGTGGAATCATCAGCTTGTCCAAGCGTCTTTAACGGTCTAAGACCGAACGCGGCATCTTGATTAGCCATAGTTGTTTCCTCCGTGTGTCACCTGTCCCGATGGGGACCTCCAGTGACGGTTAATTTAAATTCGTTGATTAGTATTTGTTAAAAAACTCTTACTTACCACCGAAAGATTTGCTAGAGCGTCTATCATAACTGATAGGCATGCTCGGGTGCTGTTCCTTCAGTAAATCGGTTTTGAGAGCATCATCACGTTCTTTAGCTTTGTCGCTATAGTACTTCTGACGTGCTTCGGCGATTTCGTTCGGTATTCTGGCCAGCAACAGACCTCCAACTCCGATCACTCCCTTATGTTTGCCGTTTTGTACGACTGGATAACCTGTGTCGTTGTACTCTGACGCCATAACCAAAACATATCCTGATCTTAATTTACCAGCGATATTTTTAGTGTCATCAAAGCCCAAACTTTCAGCTCTTATCCATCTATGTCGAAATCCATCCGGCGCAGGTGGTGCATCTAAAGATGAGGGTGGTGTCCATTCAACAGGTCGCTTTGTAGCTTCCTGTGTCTCGGACGCGCGAGGGTCTCTTTTAACTTCTTCTGTAACTTTTTTAGTTTCAGTTTTAGTTGTTTTCATATGCATTACTCCTCTATTACGTTTAATTGTTTAGCATATTCTTCAAGTGGCACATTCAGTTTTTTAGCAATTGCTACTTGTGATGATGTGAGTTTCACAGTTTTGCGACCAGTACCTCTATTAACGTTTCGCGTAGCTGATGCTACAGTTTGTGTAGGTTTAGTCGTTTGTTCTGTTACATTACCAAATTTATGGGGGAATTCAAGTTTTATTCTTCTATCTAATTCTCCATAATAATCCTCAGATTGAGGATCGTAACCTTCCTCTTCAACCAATTTTTTGTGCATATCAAACGCAGTGTAAGTCATGGCATTATCGCTACCAAACCACTGGTTTTTCCCTGCCCATTCAGTTGCTCTTGCATCTGGTTTTGGTCTTTGAGGCTCTTGTTGAATATTTGTTTGTTGATTTAATTCACTTCCTCCGTCTTTTTTAGGTTTTCTGGCTTCTTGATTAACCTTCATTTCAGCCAATCTTGCTTCTTCATAACCCAGTTTAGCAATTTCTTTTTGTGCATCCACTTCGTCGGTTATGTTTCCAGCTTCTCTAGCAGTTGTTAATTTTCCTTTAGCTGCTTCAAGACCGGAAGTGATTCGATTCTCCATTTCAGATACATATCCGGTATCTAATTTAGACAATCGCTCTTTTAAAGTTTTTTGCTCTCCAAGAACTGAACGAGCATAACGTGTTGCTTCATCTCTTTGACGTTCAGATTCACGCATACGTTTTGTAAGTTTGGCGATTCTTTTTTTAACGCCTTCCCCATACTCTTCTATTTCTTTTTCTTTAGGTGCTTCTTCTTTAGGTGCTTCTTCTTTAGGTGCTTCTGTTATAAGTTCTTTAGTTTCTGTTTCTTTTTTAGGTGCTTCTTCTTTAATTTCTACTTCACCTTCCGGTTTAACTTCAGGAACCGCTACGTCTTGTGCTCCTTCTTTAACCGTTTCTTCAGGTAAAGTAACTTCCACATCAGGTCCATCTGATGGCAAGTCTATTATCTTATCTTTTTCTTTTTCTACGTTTGGCATAGTTCCTCCCTATGGTTAATATTCATGCAAGATATCCTCTGGATTCTTGATGGTTGCTAAAACTTCATCGTCGTTTAGCAGACGAACTTCGCCACCTTCTATTTTTATTCGTGATCCTGCATAACGCGCAAAGATCACCCAATCACCAACCTTGCACCATGGACCTGAAGGATATCTCTCCTTATCCTTATAACATTGAGATCCCATCGCCAATACGTTTCCGCATTGTGATGCAACCTGTTGTTTGTCCAGTGTTTCAGCTCCCACAAGAATTCCACCTTTAGTTTTTTCATCCATTCTGAATGGTAAAACTAAAATTCTCCAGCCTGTAGGTTTTGGTAATTTTTCTGTTTCTTCTTTGTACTTTTCCGCTAAAGCATGTTTATGCTTTGGGTTTTCCGTCTTTGATGTCGACGATTGTTCCGTCATTTTGCTCCTTCTCATTTAGCAGGTTAGAGAGTTCCTGTCGCACTGATTCCAGTGCATTAATTTGTCCGATAATATACTTATAAGTCTCCATATTGTCAACCCCTCCGGACGTTACCGAGATTGCCAATGCCTGTATTCTTCTTTCTAATGTTTTTTGTAATTTATAAATTACATTTTCTAGATTCATTAAATTAAGTCTTTATAATATTTCTCGTAACTTTCATTAGATGCATATTCATCACCTAATTTACTTTTAATATGTGATCCAATATATTTTTCTTTTTTAGGAAATACAACCTTTGTATCACCTTCTTTTTTCTCAATCTTTTCTGTTTTATTTTTTGACGCTTTTACCATGCTTCACACCAAATCTTCGTCCTGGAGCAGTTACACCCATTGGACTAGCAACTGGAGCAGCCACGCCCATTGGACTAGCAGCTACATTTGGTCGAATAGGTAATCCACCGCCAAATTGCTTGCCAACTCTTTTACCACCAGCAAGTTTTTTTCTAGGTTTATTTCCATAGTCATTTCTCATAGTTTTCTCCTTAATTATTTATATTTGTTTTAATTACCCGTGTCTAGTTTATTTTTGTCGTTTATGCCGACTGTAAATTAACTGCCGAAGGTCCTTTTTCACCATTCTCAACTTCAAATGTTAGCGCATCGCCTTCATTTAACTGTAAGTTTGCGGCTCTAGCTGCTGACGAATGTACAAAGACATCTTTTTCTTTGTCATCTCTTGCAATGAAACCATAACCTTTAGTCGAATTAAACCATTTAACTTTTCCGTTTATACTCATTTTTCTCTCCTTTCTTATTTCTTACCACCACGAAATATTTGTGTGCCCTTTATGCCAAAAATGCTGGCGCAGACTAAAATCCATAAATTTGTAAACCAACTTGGAAGTGCCTGAAAATGCTCGAAGAAAATTTTTATTTTCTCCATAGCGGCCGGATCGTCCGACCACACCCCCCAGGCCAAAATTACGATGGGCAGTGTGAGAATCGCTAAAACGACCTCGTCCTTATAGTCGTTTTGCCGGGCTTCTAAAAGTTTGCCCTGGTATGCTTCCTCACCTCGGGCCATCTTAGACGCATGCATGTGTTGTGCATCCGCCATAGCCATTTTTGTCTCTTGACGCTTTTTATAAATGTGACTTCCAGCGTTTAAAGCAAGCTTAATTGCACTGAACCACATATTAGTACCAAGTTACTGGTTTTTGTTTTCTAGCCGCTCTAGTTCCTTTAACAGGGTTAGTATCTGGCTTAACATCAGTTACTACTACCGGTTCAACGTGAACTCTTCCAACACCGCTGTTTTTTTGAACGTCTGGTGTAGGTATAGTTTTAGCTTTTCCTGTAGGCGCGTATCCTAGTCCTTTTGTCATTATTGACTCCTTCCATTTGTTTTAGGCTTCATTCTAGCGAGTGTCAATCTGTTTTCATTCGCCATTTCTTGTTTTTCAATTGAAGTATCAGCTCTTAACTCCGCTAATTCTTCATTTTGATCTAATTTATCTTCTTGAGAATTGTCAATAA